CAGCAGCAAGCGGCGCAGCAGCAGATGCAGGACCCGGTGGTCCAGATGCAGATGCAGGAGTTGCAGCTCAAGCAGCAGGACCTCCAGCTCAAGGCGCAGAAACAACAGATCGAGGCGGCAGCCAAGGCTGACCAGATTCGGGTTGAAGAAGCTCGTATCGAGGCGCAAAAAGAGATCGCTGCCATGCAGATGGCGGCCAACGCCGCTGCGCAGAAGGACAAAGCACAACGTCAACAAGAGACGGAAGGAGCACGACTGGGCATCGACGCGGCCAAACACCGCGCACAGATGGCCATGCAAGCAGCGCAACGGGCGGCGCAGTCTAAACAGCTTAGCAACAAACCCAAGAAAGGGAACGATTGAACGAGAGCAAACTGCTCGCGTATCTCGCCAAGGAAATCGCCAGAGAGAGGGCTTCGCAAGCTGACTTTTTGGTGATGGGTAGGGCAGAGAACCACGCGGAGTACCGACATGTCTGCGGTGTCATCCGAGGTCTGAATACCGCAGAACAACTCATCAACGACCTTGTGCAACGATTGGAAAACAATGACGACTGAATTTGATTTGCAGGCAATCGACCTGTCCTCCCTGCTGAACAAGCCTGCTGAAGAGAAGGCCAAGCAGCTTCCTGACCCCAAGACCTTCCACCTACTGTGCGTGGTGCCGGAGGCGATGGAGGAGTATCAGGATAGCGAGGTTGGTCTGATTAAAGATGCCAAGACCATGCATTACGAGGAGGTCCTGACCCCCGTGTTGTTTGTGGTGAAGGTCGGCCCTGATGCCTACAAAGACGCTACCCGCTTCCCCAGCGGCCCTAGCTGCAAGGAAGGTGACTTTGTCATCGTCCGCCCCAATTCAGGCACACGCCTGAAGATTCACGGTCGTGAGTTCCGGATCATCAACGATGACTCGGTCGAGGCCGTTGTTCAAGACCCGCGTGGTATCAGCCGCGCTGCTTAAGGAGTAGACATGCCGTTGCCCAAGTTTGAAGGCGAAGAGTTTGAGTTTCCTGACGAGAAGGAAGCGCGGGAAAAAGAGAAAGTTGCAGAGAAAGAGGACGACTTCAAAGTCGAAATCGAAGACGATACCCCTGTAGAGGACCGTGGCCGTAAAGCCGCGCCTCCACCGGAAGACCCCACGGACGATGAACTTGCTTCATACGACGAGAAAGTCCAAGCCCGTATCAAGAAGTTCACCCGTGGATACCACGACGAACGTCGTGCCAAAGAAGCAGCCCTACGCGAGCGCGAGGCGGCTGAGCAGTTTGCCAAGCAGGTTTATGAGGAGAACAAACGCCTTCAGAAACAGTTGGCGAGCGGCAGTCACGTACTTATTGAGCAATCTAAGAGCGCGGCTGCATCTGCACTTGAAGTAGCTAAAAAGAAATACAAAGACGCGTATGAGTCAGGCGACACTGACAGCATCGTGGACGCGCAAGAGGCGATTGCCAAGGCGACTCTTAAGATGGAGCAGACCGCAAACATGCGGCCTATTGAGGAGAAGGAGTTCACTCCGGCTCCGGCGGCAGAGCCCCCCGCAATGACTCCTCGGACTGAGCGTTGGCTGAAATCCAACGGCGATTGGTTTGGTAAAGACGAAGAAATGACTGCCGCTGCGATGGGGCTTGACAAAAAGTTGCAGCGAGAATATGGTGCGGATTATGTTGGTTCGGAGGAGTACTTTCGGACCATCGACAAAACTATGCGCAAACGATTCCCCGAACACTTCGAAGACGAAGACGGGAGCTATGAGGAAGACACGCCGCCTCGGAAAAGGGCAGAACCGGTTGACGAGGATGAAACCCCGCGCCGTGCAACAAAACCTGCTGCTGTTGTAGCTCCGGCTTCACGCAGCACACCGCCTAGTCGTATCAAACTGAAGCAGTCTCAAGTTGCGTTGGCTCGCAAACTAGGGATTACTCCGGAACAATACGCAAAACAGGTTGCTTTACTTAGTCGAGGTGAATAATGGAACAGCAAGTTCAAGGTAAACAAAACCGTCTGGCTCGTGAGCTGGACACTCGTCAAGTCATGGCTCGTCCTGAAGCTTGGCGTCCGCCCGAACTGTTGCCTAGCCCCGATCACCGCCCCGGCTGGTCGCATCGGTGGGTACGCATTGCAGCTATGGGCGCTGCTGATCCGACTAACATTTCGTCTAAGTTGCGTGAGGGATATGAACCCTGCAAAGCAGAGGATTATCCTGAACTAATGGTGCACGCTTCCACCGAAGGTCGCTTTAAAGGCAACGTCGAGGTGGGTGGACTGTTGCTTTGCCGTATCCCAGAAGAGTTTATGACGCAGCGTTCGGATCACTACGCACGCCAGAACAAAGCTCAAATGGAGTCGGTGGACAACAATTTTCTTCGTGAATCTGATCCTCGGATGCCTCTTTTCTCGGAAAAGAAGACCAAGGTCAGTTTCGGTTCTGGTTCTTAATTTGGAGTTTTAAATGGCTTCTACCGCTTCTCCCTACGGGCTACGACCCGTAAACCAGTTGGGCGGCACCCCGTATGCAGGTGCAACCCGTACTTACCTGATCAACCCGGCAGGTACCGCTTCGAACATTTACAACGGTTCGCCCGTGTATGTGGACGCAAGTGGTTATTTGAACGTGGCTACCGCCACCGGCGCTGACGCGACGACTAACGGCTTCCCTATCGGCACCTCTAACACCGGTATCGTGGGTGTGTTCGTTGGCTGCTCGTACTACAACGCCCAAGGCCAACTGATCTTCTCTCAGTACTACCCCACCGGTGTGACTGGCGTGATCCAAGCCTCGGTTGTTGACGATCCCAACGTGGTGTTCCAAGTCCAGTCCGCTGGCACTGTGGCGCAAGCCGCTGTGGGCGCGAACCTGTCCTTCACCACCGGCGCTGTTGCTACTGGCAGCACCACCACGGGCAACTCTACGGCTTCTGTCGTGGCAGGCTCGTCGGCTGTGACGACCACCGCAGCTTTCCGTGTTGTCGGGTTCCCCAACGTGCAAGGCTTCTCGGTTGTGGGCGACGCCTACACCGACGTCTATGTGAAGATCAACCCCGGCTATCACACATTCACCAACGCCGTTGGTCTGTAAGGAGTAACATAAAATGGCTATTTCACGCGCACAGCTACTTAAGGAACTCCTTCCCGGCCTGAACGCTTTGTTTGGCATGGAGTACGCTCGCTACGGCGAGCAGCACAAGGAAATCTACGAAACCGAGACCTCTGAGCGTTCCTTCGAAGAAGAGACCAAGCTCGCTGGCTTCGGTGCTGCACCTGTCAAGAACGAAGGCTCCGCCATCGCTTACGACAACGCGCAGGAAGCTTTCACTGCTCGCTACACCCACGAAACCATCGCCTTGGGCTTCTCCATCACGGAAGAAGCTGTGGAAGACAACCTGTACGACAGTCTGTCTGCCCGCTACACCAAGTCGCTGGCTCGCGCCATGGCGTACACCAAGCAGGTTAAGGCTGCGGCTATCCTGAACAACGGCTTCAACGGCTCCTACCCGGGCGGTGATGGCGTGTCCTTGTTCGGTGTTAACTCCAGTTCTAGCCGCGTGGGTCACCCCACCGTCGGCGGCACTGTTAACTTCAACAGCCCGTCTACCCCGGTTGATCTGAACGAAACCTCGCTGGAAAACGCCACGATTCAAATCGCTGCGTGGACCGATGAGCGTGGACTGCTGATCGCTGCTAAGCCGGTTAAGCTGGTGATCCCGCCGAGCCTGATGTTCGTTGCCAAGCGTCTGCTGGACACCGAACTGCGTGTTTCTACTGCTGACAACGACATCAACGCGTTGAAGCAGATGGGCACCATCTCTGGTGGCTACACCGTCAACAACTTCCTGACCGACACGAACGCTTGGTTCCTGACCACGGACGTTCCTAACGGCATGAAGCACTTCGTGCGTACCCCGCTGAGCCAGTCCATGGACGGCGACTTTGATACCGGCAACGTCCGTTACAAGTCCCGCGAGCGTTATTCGTTCGGCTGGTCTGATCCTCTCGGCATGTGGGGTTCTTCTGGTTCTTAATTGACCAGAAATCATGAGAAAGGGGCCTTGTGCCCCTTTTTCTTTTGCTGTATATTGCTTCAAACCCGGGGTCATCCGGTGTTGCTGACAGGTCCCGGCCTGACGACATGCAGACAGCAGCATCACAACTCGCATGTGAGGTTTAAATGGCACGCACCACTTTCCAAGGTCCCGTCCGTTCGCTGGGCGGTATTTATCAACAGGGCCCCGCTGCCGTTGTTGCAATCACGGCCAGCACCACTCTGAATCCCATTGATCATGGCGGTCGCATTCTGACTGTTGGCGGCACTCTGGCTGCTAACGTCGTGTTGACGCTGCCCACGATCAACGCTTCCAGCAACGACATCACCTCTGGCCCCGGTCAGGACCCCAATACTCTGAACAACGAGGGTGTGGTTTACACCATCTGGGTCCCCACCACCATCGCTACCTCTTCGCTGAAGATTGGCACCGACGGCACCGACAAGTTTGTTGGCGCGGTTCTGTCTATCGACACCGACACCTCTGGCGCTGCTGTGGGCTTCACCGCTGGCGCAAGTGATGACTTCATCAACTTCAACGGCAGCACCACTGGCGGCGTTGCTGGTACTTGGGTGAATATCGTTGCTGTGGCTGCTAACAAGTACATGGTTACTGGCACCGTGCTTGGCACCGGCATTGTTGCCACTCCGTTCGCAACCTCTTAATAGGGCCGCATCATGACGATGCAATATGACGTTAAGTCAACCCATAGAAACTCCTCGGGGTCCATTTTTGGCTCCCGGGCGCGTATCAAGGGGTTTTCTATCTGCGCGACTGCCAGCCTAGCTGGCTCGTTGTTGCTGAAGGACGGCGGTTCCGGCGGGACCACGGTGATTGAAGTTGACATCCCATCTAACTCCAACCCGAACTCGTTTTATATTTCGGTGCCGGGTGAGGGGGTGCTGTGCTCGACTGACATCTACGCATCGCTGACGAACATCGCCAGCGTCACGGTGTTCTATGGCTAAGACCCCGGCATGGCAACGCAAGGAAGGCAAGTCAGAGAAGGGCGGCTTGAACGCCAAGGGACGAGCCTCCTACAACGCAGCCAATCCGGGCAAGCCCGGGTTGAAGGCCCCTCAACCAGAGGGCGGCAAACGCCGCGACTCTTTCTGTGCCCGGATGACTGGCATGAAGAAAAAGCTGACCTCGGAAAAGACCGCGAACGACCCCAATAGCCGGATCAACAAGAGCCTTCGGGCTTGGAAATGCTGACATGACTGAGAAAACAGAGGCTGTTAAAAACGTGCTGGACTTCGTGGCCGTGTTCACGGCGATTGGCTCGTTCTTGCAGATTCTTACCCCGGTGTTTGGTCTGATCGGCGCTATTGTGGGTGTCATGCGCATCTACGAGATGGCTACCGGGAAAGAGTTTTACACGCTTTGGCGCAAGAAGGCAGACGATGCCGAGCACAAGTAAGAAGCAGCACAACCTGATGGCGATGGTCGCCAATAACCCAGCCGCTGCAAAGCGGACGGGGGTTCCCCAATCTGTCGGCCAAGAGTTTATGAAGGCTGACAAAGGTCTGAAGTTTGGTAAGGGCTCAAGTGGCCGCGCTGATCTTCAGAGAATCAACCGCCCTAAAACTGATCAGGGCAAGTCTGAACTTTTTGCAAAAGGTGGTGATATGAAAGAATCCAAAGCGATGCTTGGCAAAGAGCTGGCCTTCATGAAAAAGAAGGGCGCTCCCAAGTCCATGATCAAGCATGAGATGGGCGAGGCCAAGATGGCCAAAGGCGGCATGACCAAGATGGGCGCTGTGAAGACCGCTGCTCCTAGCAAAGACGGTATTGCTGTCAAAGGCAAGACCAAGGGCAAGATGGTCAAGATGGCCTACGGTGGCAAGTCCTGCTAAGGAAATTTTCATGGACGCAAAAACGATAGCCCGGATTCGAGAACTGGAAAAACAGCGCGATGCTGGAAAATCCGTCCCCGAACTGGATGCCCTGTATCAGAAGGTTGACCAGCGGGAACAGCGGGCGCATGAGGCTGCTACGCGTGTTGGGCGGAAAGACACCATCAAACCGTCCAATGAGTCTCCCTACGGTGGCGAACGCTTGATACAGCCGAAGCAGCAAATGATGGATGAGCTAGACCGGATGACGGGTAAAGCCAAGCTGTACGACAAGCAAGCAGCAAATGCGATAGCAAACCGTAAAGAGGCCGAAAGAGAAGGTCAAAAATACGCCAAAGGCGGCACCGCCTCTTCTCGCGCTGACGGCTGCGCCCAACGGGGTAAGACCCGTGGGAAGATGATCTGAGGTACACGCTATGGCTAAAGGCAGAAAAACAGCAGCACTAGGCGCTTTGCTCGGAGCAGGTGCGCTTGCAGCGGGCTTGGGGGGTGTTAAGTTAGATTCTGCCTCCGAAACAAAGGGCGCTGGGCGTGAGACTAGGTTGCCTGAGTACCCGGTTGTATCTGAGGAAGCGCGAACAGCCGCTCGCAAGCGAACTTTTGAAACCGAGCCTAGCCTTCGTGGCACGCTCAGGACTGAAGACTACCGGCCAATCCTTTCAGGCACGGGCCTTCCTATTAAGACTGGTGGGATGAAAAAAGGCGGTATGACCGCTTCTCGTCGCGCCGACGGCATCGCCCAACGGGGCAAAACGAAAGGTAGGATGGTGTAATGGCTACCAGAGCTGAAGTTCGAAACACTCGTTGGAGCAATCTTCCGAGACTTGACGATGATGTAGTCAGGAGTGCTCGTGAAGACCTAGAAAAAGGCAGGCGGGGTCGTAACGTCGATTCCTCTAACCTTAGAGGTGGCGCACGCGAGGTCGTTCGTGAAGCGGGTAGGCGGGCCGATAACCGAAACGCGGGCCGAGCTGGTTTGGCTGGCGCAGCGCTTCAAGGTGGCTATGAAGTCGGGCGTGCAATCGACGAAAAAACCGGCGCGGGTAAAAAGCTGGTTGAGGCTTCTGGGCTTGGCCGTGCTACCGATGCCGCAGTCAACAAACGCGATAAAGTCACCATGAGCAAAGACGCCAAACAGCGTCTTGAGGACTACGAAGACGCCGAAATCGCTCGCAAAGTCGATGAAGATATTGCGGGGGAGAAAGCTACCAAGCGCGAAGTTGACTACAAAAAGGGTGGTATGACCGCTTCTCGTCGTGGCGACGGCATTGCTCAGCGGGGTAAAACCCGTGGAAAGATGGTGTAACCATGATGGCCAGTCGCGGTATGGGCGCTATCGCCCCCAGCAAGATGCCCAAGGGAGTCCGTAAATCTCGGAGAGACGACACGGATTTCACGGAATATGCTGAGGGCGGCAAAGTCAACGCGGCTGGGAATTACACCAAGCCCGGTATGCGCAAGTCGCTGTTTGAGTCCATCAAGTCTCAGGCGGTGCAGGGCACCGGAGCAGGGCAGTGGAGCGCGAGAAAAGCGCAGCTTTTGGCTAAGAAGTACAAGGCCAAGGGCGGCGGGTATAAGGACTGAACGTGAAGGCCCCGCAGCAATCGCTCAAGGATTGGACCGCTCAAAAGTGGAGGACTAAAAGTGGCAAACGCTCTTCTGACACGGGTGAACGGTATCTTCCGGAGGCTGCTATTAAAAGTCTCACTCCGTCTGAATACGCTGCGACAACCCGGGCCAAAAGAGCGGGTAAAGCTGCCGGAAAACAATTCGTAGCTCAGCCCAAGGGCATCGCTAAGAAAACCGCAAGGCATCGATAATGGCCACCTCTGGAACTTCCAGCTTCAACCTCGACCTCTCCGAGATCGTTGAGGAGGCGTTTGAGCGTTGCGGCTCAGAACTACGCACGGGCTATGACCTGAAGACGGCGCGTCGGTCTTTGAACCTGATGTTCGCTGACTGGGCCAACCGTGGCATCAACATGTGGACGTTTGAGCAGGGTACGCAGACCCTGACTCCGGGGGTGGCTACCTACACCCTGCCTGCCGATACCGTTGACCTCCTCGAACACGTCATCCGTACCGGTGCTGGATCGGCAGCGACGCAGGCAGACCTGACCATCACGCGTATTAGTGTTTCTACCTACGCTACGATCCCCAACAAGCTCCAGCAGGCTCGTCCCATCCAGATTTGGATCGAGCGCTTGAACACCCCGCAGTTCACTGTCTGGCCTGTGCCTGACAGCTCTCAGACTTACCAGCTTGTTTACTGGCGGCTGCGCCGCATCCAAGACGCTGGCAACGGCACAAACACCATGGACATGCCGTTCCGGTTCATTCCGTGCATGGTGGCGGGGCTGGCCTACTACCTGTCGATGAAGGTCCCCGGGGCCGAGGCGCGTATGCCTGTGCTGAAGCAGCAGTACGACGAAGCGTGGGCGCTGGCGTCCGAAGAAGACCGCGAGAAGGCCGCCGTACGGTTTGTTCCGCGCCGGGCGTATATCGGGAGCACCACCTAAATGGCGAATCGGTTCGCGTCCGGTAAGAACGCGATTGCCATGTGTGATCGCTGCGGGCAGCGCTTTAAGCTGTCCCAGCTCAAGACCGAGATTATCAAGACCAAGCGGTACCAACTGCTTGTCTGCCATGAATGCTGGGACCCAGACCATCCGCAGCTTCAGTTGGGTATGTATCCTGTGGATGATCCACAGGCGCTCAGGAACCCCCGCCCGGACAGTACATATCAGATTGCCGGTACAGGCCCTGATGGTTACACTACGGGGGGTAGCCGGGTTATCCAGTGGGGATGGAATCCCGTAGGTGGATCATCGTTTTTTGATGCCGCACTGACACCTAACAATCTAGTTTTGTCTGTGCAAATTGGCGCAGTCACGGTTGCAACGACATAAGGAGTCGATCATGGACGCAAAGACCGCTGTTCGTAAACACGAAAAGAACATGCACCCGGGCAAGCCCCCGACCAAACTCAAGGCTGGCGGCAAGACCAACGCCGACATGCTCAAGTACGGGCGCAACATGGCTAAGGTCATGAACCAGCGCAGCACCGGTCGCAAGGGAGGCTGATATGGCAACATACAAAGTACCCAAGAAGATGGCGGCTCCTGTTGTGGGCCAGATGCCGGTCAAGGAAGCGCTCAAGAAGAACGTCTCTGTGGCTAACGAGCGTTCAAACGAGTACGACGGGGTGAAGACCTCGGGCATCAAGATTCGTGGCACTGGCGCAGCTACCAAAGGTTTGATGGCTCGCGGGCCTATGGCCTGAGGTTTAAATGAACTACGCCGCGTTGGTCACCGCTATTCAGGACTACACTGAGAACACGTTTGATTACTCGACTAATCCGTCGATCATCAACACGTTTATCAAGCAGGCCGAGCAGCGCATCTACAACACGGTGCAGTTCCCGGTACTCCGCAGGAACGTCACTGGCTCCACATCCTCCAGCAACAAGTACTTGTCCTGCCCGGGCGACTTCCTGTCCGTCTATTCGATGGCTGTGATTGATGCGTCGGGCAACTACGAGTACCTGCTGAACAAGGATGTGAGCTTCATCCGTCAGGCGTACCCTAACCCCAACACCACAGGCATCCCCAAGTACTATGCGCTGTTCGGTCCCACGACCACCAGCGGTCCTAGACCTGTGTTGACGGACGAGTTGAGCTTCATCCTTGGCCCCACGCCAGATGCCGTTTACAGCGTCGAGCTGCACTACTTCTTCTATCCGGAGTCGATCACGGTTGCTGCGGACGGTCAGACTTGGCTGGGCGACAACTTTGACACGGTGCTGCTCTACGGTTCGCTGGTGGAGGCGTACACCTACATGAAGGGTGAGACGGACATGATGGCCCTGTACTCTCAGCGGTACAGCGAGGCTCTGTCGCAGGCCAAGCGTCTGGGTGATGGTCTGGAGCGCAGCGATGCGTATCGCAGTGGTCAGGCTCGTCTGATGCCCCTGCCGCAGAATAACGGAGTTGCCTGATGGCTTTCACAGGTAACTTTGCCTGCAACTCGTTCAAGACGGGGCTGATGAAGGGCACCTTCGACTTCGATGTCGATACCTATTACATCGCCCTGTACACCAACGCAGCCTCGTTCGATTACTCGACCACGGCCTACACCACGACGGGTGAGGTGGTCGCGTCTGGATACACCGCAGGTGGCAACCCTCTGACGGTAACTGTGCTACCCACAACCGGGTCTACCGGGACGGTGGCCTACATCTCGTTCAGTAATGTCTCGTGGACCGCAGCACTGACTGCTCGCGGTGCGCTCATCTACAAGCCCGGGGCAGACGGGGCTATGTGCGTGCTAGACTTTGGAAGCGACAAGACTTCCACGACGACATTCACGGTGCAGTTCCCCGCAGCCACCAACACTTCTGCAATCATCCGAATCGCGTAAGGAGCGACCATGTCTCACGAAATTGCTAAAGCCTCTGATGCTGTTGCTGGCGGTCTGGTCGCTGGTACTCGTCACACCGAAACTGCCAAGGCCACGGGCCGGTTCCGCATGGAATGCTACGACAAGGACGGCCTGCTCAAGTGGTCTGCCGAGTCGCAGAACCTTGTTGTGAACGTCGGTCTTCAGTACATGGCAGGCACTGCCCTGACCAGCACCACCCAGATCACCACTTGGTACATCGGTCTTTACGGCGCTGGCGCTTCCAATACGCCAAACGCTACCGATACCATGTCTTCTCACGGTGGCTGGACTGAAGTCACCCCGTACGCTGGTGCGCGTCCCACGGCTACCTTTGCTGCGGCCACCAACGCCAATCCCTCGGTGGTGACCAACAGCGCCTCCCCGGCCTCGTTCTCCATCAACGCCACCCAGACTGTGGGCGGAGCCTTCTTGGTGAGCAACAGCACCGCTGGTGGCTCGACGGGTACTTTGTTCTCTGCCGCTGACTTCCAGTCCCCCGGCGATAGAAGTGTAGTCTCCGGTGATACACTTAATGTAACTTATACGTTCTCTCTTGCAGGTTAATGTGGTAGAATACATCCTCAACAAACGTGAGGATGTTCAATGGCTA